ATCTCGGTTACACCTTTGACAGTTTTCTCTGTAATGCCGTAGCGTTTTAGAATATCGTCAACAAAATTATCAACAAATCCTGTAGATACAGGCTCGCCTCTTGGCGGCTCTTTGTGACCGCCTATCCACCAGTTTTTCATATTTCTCCTTTCATGATAGCTTCGATTAAACCAGTTTGTTTTACAATTTTTACAGGCTCTAGAACGGCTTCGTATTCGTGAGAATTATAGTGCCAAATCCTCTGTACGGTTGGGATAAACGAGTTGTAAACATCGGTATATTGGTTATCACTTTGATCCATCGTGCTAAAGGGAAAGGAAACTATTTCACTTCTCTTACAAGCCATGCCTCGGTTCCAAGGTCGAGCAAACAGCCAAGACCTTCCTCCATTTTTAGCAAAATCTACACAATTCTCAAACTTGTCGTCGATCAATACAGAGTGCTGGTTTGCGAACCTACTTTTCAATTTACTGTCAGAAACGGTGATCAAAGAATCGCCAAGATCAGGAAAGTGCTTGTTTACCCACAACTGCTTGCCTACTCTACAATCTTCCGATACTGTATGAGATAAAAACATAATTTTATCCGCTTCGTAAAATTTTAATTCTTCAACAAGCACCTTCATTAACTCAGTAGCCCAAGGCGTTGCACTCAAATTGCTCCAGAAACTTATAGGCAATGAAGTGATAGACCTGTAGAAATCTTTTTTATTCAGGCCATAATCTTCTCCAAAGTTCCACTTGGTCACTGGCTTTCTGTTCATTATAAAATAATAATCCATCCAACCACCAACAAAATCAACCAAAACCCCGTCCAAATCCACGTAAAGTATCTTTTCCACAATTTTCCTCTATTTGTAAGTGTTGATAAATCCGTAAGTCCCAACCCAATAATTGTTTATCAAGTGCCACTCTGCCGCAGCTAAACTCATTGGGATTTTCTGTTCTACAATATCCATAACATTGTCAAGAATCTCCTGTTGTTTTTTCGTTCTAGCCACGAAATCAGTTAAAGCGTCTCTTTCCGCTATAAGCCTAGCTCTAATCTCATGTAATTCGTCATGTTCCGCTTTTAACGCCCTAAACTTATCTCCGGCTAACTTGAGTGTAGCAGGCACAAATAGAACGTCAGGCTTGCCGTCACGACCTCGCTGACCAGTAGCGTTGTTTATCCTATCCTTGTGTTTGCCAAACTTCTTTTGTAAATTGTAAACATCTGTTTTATTAAAGTATTTTGGCACATCGTATGGGTGCATTATACTTCCCGGAACTAAACTGTGCTTCCAACGAAACATATGAAGCGTTTCATGTTGAGTTACGCTCTGAACAAACCTATTGCCTCGTTCAGTGTTTAGACCAATTTTTCTAGTGCTGTTTAACAATATATATCCTTTGCTTACATACGCTAAACCTAAAGCTCCGTACTCCATTTGATTTTGCGGGCGAAAATAATAACGTATTCGTGCTTTTCTAGGGTCGTTTACCTTGATAAACTCAATATCACAGATGGTTTCCATTTCATCTAAAGCCTCGTCTATTCTACGATGAGTCTCTTGAGAAGAAATTTCTGCCATGTGACCGTTGGGTTCCAGCCAGTATTTTACCCTTTGGGCATGTAAATTGCAAGTAAATAGTGAACAAAAAGCGAAAAAAAGTAAAAATCTAAACACATTACACCTCGAATAAATAAAGAAAAGAGAATCCTAATATTTATCCTTCCTAGTACGATCCTTATAATATCCCACCAAAATCCATATCTTCCATATCATTTTTACTGGCTCCAATCTTGTAGCTAGTTATTTCATGCTCTTGTGGGGCAACTTGAACACTTTCGCTGCTCATCCACGCTTGAGTCCATCCAGCTATTGGGTTTTTGCCAACATTATCGTAAGGTAAACCAATTGATTTCCTTCTACTCATACACAACCAGTCGATGTATTGATGTAATACTTGCTCATTTAAACCTATAATTGATCCATTTTTGAACAAATAGGATGCCCATTCTTTTTCTTCTTTTGCTGCACTTTCGAACATTTTTATGGCTTTTTCTTGACATTGTTCGGCAGTTTTTGTAAAACCTTCTGATTCTTCTGTGTGTAGAATCTTTAGAATTTCCTGCGTATTTGTCAGGTGAAGTGCCTCGTCTCGTTTGATTAGCTTAATAATATCTGCATTACCTACCATCTTTTTGTTTTCAGCAAACGCAAAAGAGCAGATAAAGCTAACATAAAATCTGATAGCCTCCAAGATATTTATACTTACAATAGTCATGTATATCTGCTTTTTAATGTCAGACAGTTTGTCGCTACCGGATGCCATCCCCATTAAATTATTGTAATCTTCAATGGCCGAGTTAGCTCTTTTCATAATTTCCTTGTCTTCGTAGATACCACCAAATACTTCACTGCTATCAGCATATACGTTTTGGATGATATAGCTATAGCTTTCACTGTGAATTTGCTCGAAAAACATCCATGTAATCAGACATGCTTCAAGCTCGGAATTGGTAACGTAGTCCAAAAGGGTGGGAACCCCGCGACAAATTACGCTGTCGAGCATAGTTTGGTACTTTAGATTGCTAGTAAAAATGAACTTTTCGTTGTCCGTTAACGTAGCAAAATCAGCCCTATCCTTTTTCAATTCAATCTCTTCAGGAGACCAGAAGTTTTCCTTTTGTTTCTTTGTTAGTTTTTTAAAAACAGGATACTTTAAAATGTCGTACCTTTGCACTCCAAGGTCTTTCCCAAGGAAAAGAGGCTGAGACATTGGATCGACGTTTTTGGTGTTAAAAATAGTTTTCATTTTTCTTGCTCTTTCTTTCTACATTCAGGACATTTAATTGACTTGTTACTTTCGTACTCGTCCGTTACCTTGCCACAATCTGGGCAGTACCACCATGCTACCATCCTATTGACCTCCCCATCCTTTAATGTCTCGCAGGTTTTCAGGCGACATAAATAATTTAGCCGCCTTCCACCCACAAAACGGATCATCTTCAGACTCTATAGGAGATGAAACGTCTTGGAGCATAAAAGATAGCTTATCGCCTTCTTTTTCTAGTATTTCTTTCATGGCTATCTCCTGCTTACTACCCTCTCCCCAAAGTCGCCCGACCTTGAGGTGCATAGCTTTTATCATTTCTACGTATTCTGCTTGCTGTTTGATATTCATATCGCACACGCTCCTGACTCACAACCCATATCTTTTTCTTCTGCCCCGTCACCATCTGGGGTATTACAATAATAAAAATTCTTGAGTCCGTACTTGTAACCGTAAATTTGGTCTTTAATCAACAGACTCAACGGAATATTCCCATCTTCATAATGATCATAATTATAGTAAAGGTTTGTGCTCATGCTCATGTCCACAAACTTTTGAATAACAGCAGCGGTATCTAAAACCGCCTTGTTGTCTTTCATATCCCAAGCCAAAGTGTAAAAGTTCTTTCTATTATAGTAGTTAGGAACCAACTGTTTTAACACTCCGTTTTTAGCCTTTTTGTAAATTAATAAACTTCTAACTGGCTCTTGACCATTTGTAGAGTTCTGAGTAACAGAGCTAGACTCGCAAGGCATTATAGCAGATAAAGTGGAGTTTCTCAACCCGTATTTTTTAACCCTGCCTCTTAATTCTTCCCAGTCCATTTTGTAATTAGGTTTAACGATTTCATCTACGGTCTTTTTATACCAGTCGATAGGTAACAAACCTTGGGCGTACTTAGTATCCTCAAAACGACTACACTGTCCTTTTTCTTCCGCTAGACGACAACTAGCGTCAATCAAGTGCCATTGGATTTTTTCCATTATCTCGTGAATTAATTCTAGAGATTCAGGTTCTCCGTAAGCCATTTTATTTTTGGCTAAAAACCCAGCTAGGTTTGTGATACCGATACCTAAAGACCTTCTATTTACAGTGAAGTTTTCTCCAGCCGCAACTGGATAATCTTGATAATCAATAATAGAATCCAGAGACCGTACAGCAACATCACAAGCTGTCTTAAAATCTTTATCGCTACTTAACTCAAGTAAATTCAAAGCAGACAAAATGCAAATACCAATCTCACCATCTGCATCATCCACTGAATTAATTGGCTTGGTAGGATGGATAATTTCTTGACATAGGTTTGACATGTGGCATGGTACACTCCACGATCCGTGTTCGTTAGCAGAGTCAATATTCATACAATATATCCGACCTGTTTCTAGTCTTTCTTTAGCAAAAGAAGATGCTAGTTTGCTTGCAGGGATTTTTTTCTTGAATTTAATAGACCTTGAGTTTTCGTATTTTACATACAGCTTTTCAAACTCTTCGTTGTTTCCAAAAGCCTCGTAAAGACCTTCTGCTTCGTGAGGGGAAAACAAAGTAATGCTTTCGTTTGCGATAAGTCTTTCGTAGAACAATTTACAAAATTGTACACTGTAATCTAGCTTGCGGACTCTGTTATCGTCTGTACCGGCGTTATTTTTAAGAACCATAATGTCTTCAATCTCGTAATGCCAAAATGGTACATGTACTGTAGCAGAACCTCCACGAATACCGTTTTGAGATGTAGACTTAACAGTGTCCTGAAAAACCCGCAAGTATGGAATCAAGCCTGTGTGGATTACTTCGCCACCTCTAATGGGTGAATTTAAAGGTCTAACTCTTCCTATATTTAAACCTATTCCCGCCCTACGTGCCGTATAGCGTCCCACAGCGTGTACACTGCTAAAAATAGAGTCCAAAGAATCATCAACGTCAACCAAAACGCAAGAAGCAAACTGCCGTATGCTAGTTCTAACACCAGCCATAACGGGCGTAGGAAGGTTGAGTTTAAAAGTCGAGTAAGCATCATAAGCATTTTTTACGTCCTCCACATTGTCAAATAAGCACATAGCTATACACATATAAGCAAATTGTGGAGTCTCGTAAATTTTCTCAGTGCTTCTATTTTTTACTAGATATTTATCGACCATCTGTTGTAAACCAGCGTATGTGAATTGATCGTCGCGAGAGTGATCAATGTATTTTTCTAGTTCTTGAACTTCCGATACTGTAAAAAAATGACTGTTAGTAGAATAAGCACCACTGTTTTCATTACTAACTGGATTCAGCAATGAATCGTAAATACCATTATCTACATTGTTCTGCAAAAAAGTGACAAAATTTGGGGGGTTTTGACCAGAACCCCAAACCTCTTTGCGTAGCTGCATATTTAAAAGTCTTGCAGCAACGTACTGATAGTTTGGAGCAGAAGTCGAGATTAGATCGCTGGCTGACTTTATTAAAACCTGATGAATTTCAGAAGTTTTAATCTTGTCGTAAATTGATAGCTCGGCGTTCATTTCAATGTCTGAAAACGAAACTCCGTTAATACCATTTGTAGCCCACTCTACAACCTTGTGGATTTTCTCCACGCTAAAGTCTTCGAATGTCCCGTCAGCCTTTGTCACTTTCATGTTTTATCCTTTATGGGTTATTATTTTATGTATCTGTATATGGTTATTATAGCTTACTATGATTAAAAAAGCAAGTTGAATATGTAAGTATGTAAAAAAAAGACCCATTTTAAAAACAGGTCTTTCCGGCTCGCATTGGCGAACCCCGTGGCAAAGCCAACTATTATTTATTTTCCATAGAGCTAATTAAAGTCTCTATTTTATCCTCTACTCTTCTCGTATTAGAATTAAGTTCCGAAAAATGAAGTTTAAAATCAACTATATTACTATCTATTCTGTCGATTTTTTCTTCAACTTCACCAACTGTTTTTTCAAGAGAAGTCATTCTATTGTTTAAAGAATCGTTCACTTTCTGCTCCAGTATGATTATTTGCTTACCTTGTTGCATTAGATTAAAGACAACCCAAGAAAACAAAGGGATAGCAAACATACCGATCAGTTTTGCAACAGACTCGATAAAATCCCATGTTTCATTCATTGTTATCTCTCCGGTAAAGAAAAGAAAAGAAAAGAAACCCGCCTACTACAAGCAAGCGGGTAGCATTGAGGGATTACATTCCAGTAATTGGCTTATAGTTGAAGAAGTTGCCACCAGTCGCAACTGCTGGATCAACAAAATCAACCAACATTACCAACTTACCCGGAATTGCTCTAGTTGGATTAGCCGCAACGTCAGACTTTCTTTCTGCGGTTCCATCTTGAGGGTTCCAAGGATCAAGGCCAGTTTTGGTTGCAGGTGCTTCAATCGCCGTGCCTGCATTGTTCAACCAAATCAAGCGTGACTTAGTTGGGTTGCCGTTTCTGAACTTGCCAGTCAAGGTGTAATGATTTTCTCTGAGCCTTGTCATTACTTTAGCACCAAAGTCGTGCATGTACTGATGGATAGAATTGATAACCCCACCACGCCCAGTGATTAACATCTTGTCTGTGCTTACACCTGATAGAGATGTAGCGATAGTCATAACAACGTACTTTCCTGCTGCTTGATACGCAAAAGTACCACCAGAAAGAGCTTTAGTGTTGGTAACTAGACCATTAGCAACTTCTTTAGGTAGATTGCCTGAAGCAAAATCTTTAGCGTTGTCTTTCAAAGCTAAAGCCTTTGTGATAACCGAACCTGTGGTTTGGTTGCCGAGAATTGTACCACCTTCATCAGCCTTAACAAAGGCTCCACCAGTGGTATTTCTTAGATAGGCCGAAGCCGAACTAGGAACTGCCATAATAAATACTCCTACAAAAATAAAACAAATTTCCTAATTTTCCAAAAACGCAGTCCAAGTCCGAATATCTATACACAAAATTTATTCAAAATGTGCCTTTACAAAACTCAATAGCAGAATTAATTTTTCTTCTTGCGGTTTCCCTACTGTAACCGTTTTTATTACCTATTTCTTCCATTGTCATCTTATGAAAAAATCTTTGATTTAAAATTGACTTTAAATCAGGTGGCAAATCCATCATAAAATCTTTAACTTCAGAGTTATTTTTTAAACTAAGTTTACTCACAGAACTAAAAACTTCGCTAGAATCGCCTTGGCTATCAGCCAAAGTGGAAAGATATACAAAGTCTTTGCGTTTTTTCCTCTCTTTTAGCTTGATCCTGAACCCGTAGGCCACCTGCCCGAAAAGATAAGAAGAGAATTTAGCGGATTTAGTTTTGTCGTATTTTCTTATTGAGTGCCACAACCACTCCGCTTGAATTGAGCCACTTTCATCCTCATCAAAACTGTGTTTAAATCTAGAAGCTGACTTTGCCATTATTTTTCTAACATGAGGATCGTTGTAATACCCATCAAAATCACTTCCGTACTTCTCAAAAAAACAATCCGGTTTATTTTCCTTGTTTAGTTTATCCATTTTCGCTCCTTATAATCATACCGCCCGAAGACTCTTTTTTCTTATTCAATTTGTTTACATCACGCAAGTAAACAATATCCATTTCATCAGAAATACAATAATCAATATCCCCATCAACACCAACAAATATAGACCAATATGGTTTGTCAGAAATCTGATTTTTGACCTCTTCAACCGCCATCTTAATATTAACATCCGAAAGTATTTCGCTTTCAGTGTAAATACATGCAACTTTTTCTATATCCCTCCTAACATCTCTAATATCAAACAATTTAGCAACACCAATAAAAAACGTATATCTTCCAATAGTTTTGAGTCTTTCGACTCCAGCAACTTCTTTTATCTCATCTTGTAAATTAAAAGTAATATCAAAATTAGTAGAACCTATCCAACAATCCCATCTATTGCTAGGCAAAAAGAAAGAATCTTGTGGAAACACGCCGATTGGAGTTTGAACCGCCAGTGGCATAGCGTGACCAGTAAATTCCGTACTATCTATCTCATCTTGATCGTACATCAAACTTTGATCTTGATTCAAAATATCTTCTAAAAAACTGTTATTTCTTGCTATAATACCTTCTTCGATGGCGTTCCAGCTTTGCCATACGATTTTTTTGTGCTTCATTTCAAACTCCCGTTTATTGGTAGTATAAGTCACTTAATGGTGGAACCACAACAGAGTCACCAATGCTGTCTGTTTCGACGTTTCTTTGTCTCAATTTATTAGCTAGAACAGAAAGAATCTTCTGGAATTCTTCCACCTTTCCAAGTTTTACACATTCTTGTTCCATGTCATGTAAAATCTCATCTAGTAAAGAGCCATAGGACATAGAGAAAAACATTTCTGCAAACCCATTTATCCCTCCGCTCCAGTCTGCATTATACCCAACCTCTTGGTTTTTGTCAACAAAAAAAAGGATGTATGATTCAATATTGTCTAAATTACTTATATCTTCGGGGGTTTTTTCTTTATCTGGTTGTTTTTCAAATTCGTCCATTATAAACTCCTTGATCTTGCTGATAACATTTCTTTGTAAAAATCATCAATTTCTACGTCCATATCGTGTATTTCTTTCTCTGTGAAAAAATAACCTTTTTTCTCGGAACCTAAAATCATCGGCATGTAACAAGAGTACACCAATTCAAAAACGGGGGTTTTAAACTCAAGAGATTCATCTTGTAGCTTTCTAAACCCCCGTATCTCTTTGGGTAGCCAATCAAAGTCAACCCTTAAAAAATCGTCTGACAATTTTTTTAAAGTGTCGTACTCGTTGTCTGTCGATATGTACTTTGAAGGAAAGTTCATATCGTCGTCAAGCAATATACGGAATCTGTTAGGGTCTGAAATACTTGTTTTGTTGTCACATTGAGCAACAATAAAAGTAATTTTTACCCTCATTTAATTCCCTTCTGGCTGACCCTGCTGTGCTTCATCGACATTGTTAGGTGTTGAACTATTGATAATCTCGTTCAACATTTTGAGCTTGTTAATATCAATGACATAATCTGTTAATAGATTATCTAATTCATCTACGCTTGTTTGATCTGGCGAGTTTAAAATGCACTGCAATTTATAAGCTCTTTTCTCAACCCTAGATTCAACACTTCTTTTTAAAACTTCTACAATCACAAATATCTCCTATCTTGAAAATGACCAAGCTAAACCTTGGAAATCCTTACTTAAATTCTGAGATTCCTCAGAAGAAACTACATGATCCTCAGAACCTAGCGTATCAGACATTAAACCTGTCAGACCACTTGCTAGGTTGCTGTATTTTCCTTTTAATTTATCACCAAAAAATGTTTTGGCAGCATCAGTGTAAATGTCGTTAACTTGCTGTGCTTTGTTACCGGAGTATTCTAAAACCCTTTCAGAAAAAACATTGTTAAACACTGCTAAATTCAATCTATCCATATCATCGACAACCTCAGAGGATATACTTGAGGCTTTATTTTTAATTTCTTCACTTGGCTCTGCTATATTTAGAGCAGGCTCGGAAGGAATAGTAAAATCAGGAATCCGTTCCTGAATTTGCGGCCAGAATAAACCTACGGCTAGTAATGCCAAGCCTATGATAGTTTTAGCTTTCATTTGGAATATACCCCCCCTTTTTGTGTGGGAGCGAGCAAGGGAAATACTTTTTCCAACTCCTTGCAAGCCGCTTCGCATCCTGCTGATTTACAAGAGTTAGATAGATCATCCCACTTTGCTACTAATTGAACTAGACTGTATCCTCCAGCCTCTTCAACTGTTGTAGGCAAGTCTTTATGTTCGCTTTTGGAAAACTGTTTTTTAAACCATTCCAATAGCTGCGAAAAATTCATAGTTCCAGAAAGAAGCATGTAAATACCAATTCCGATAATCGCCCATTGAGGCAAACTTAAACTTGACAAAAATTCCATAGGTCAACTCCTTAGATTTCGATTTTAGTTTCTCGAACAGTATCACCAACAATCCAAGCAACAACGATTGTTACCACTCCAAGAAGTTGATCTGTGTCCAACTGCACTCCAAAAAGATCAGACGCGACAACCGCTGCCAATCCAATACCTGCCGCCCAAAAACGACGACTAAGAATCAATGATTTTACTTTACTTGACTTTTTGATCATAACAATCTCCTAATTAAAAAATAATCTGTTTAGAAAACCCTGCCGTCTAGGATAAACATATATCTTAGCTTCGGGTTCAAAATACTGTACTTTAGGCTCAACAGCCTCATCTTTACTTCCGTGATAAGGACATTGTGTGATATGTCCATCACCTTGAATGATTTCACCAGTTCCACCACATATGCACTTTGATGGGTCTGGGTCTGGAACTTTAGGCTTTTCGGGATCAGGGCTAGGCTTTACACCAAGTACCTCGTCCTCAGCCTTGTCAAAGGCTTGATTTGCTTGTACTATTATAGCATTAACTTCGTCTTTAGACAAGGAATATTTTACATTTTGTTGTCTAACTTGAAAAAATACTACAGAAGCAACTGCAAATACTCCTATAATCAGCTTTGTTTGTAAATTCATATTAAAATACCTCGTCTAGTGTGTAGTCAATTTCTCTAGCAGGGAACCCATCTACGTTAGAGAATACCCATCCTCCACCCTCTGAAAGCATACCGCGAGCATCTTTTTCACGAATCCAAAAAGAACCTTCTGGTTGACCGTGGACTTTTGGCCCAGAGTTCCAAATACCCCAACTGTTTTGCACCAAGAAAAGAGTTTCATTCAACCTTTCTCTGGTATCGTCACAGCCAATCCAAGCCATATCGTGATTCCAGCCAGCACCTCTAGCGGCAATTCCATTCTTATCACGACGAGAAGAAAATCCATAACCAGAACAAACGCCCAAAGCGTAACCGTTTGCTAGAGCGTCTCTAGCTTCTTCGATGGTTCTAATATTG